TCTATAAAAATCAAATAATTCTTTATCGTTTTGATGGGGTCTATTAAATGTTTCTTCAAATTCTTGTGCAAGACTAACCCAGTCAATATCCATTTCAAGAAGAGCCATGTCTTCTTTATATGTTTCATCTTTAATATTTTGTACAGCTTCGGGTATTCCACCAAATGCTAAACCAACTCTACCCCCTTTAGCTTTTAATGGAATTATTGTTTCCATATTTAGAAAATCTTCGTGCAATTTATTAGGCACAACACTAAGCTCGTCACTCATAGCATCTACATTTATTACATATTTGTATGTTAAATCTGGATTTCGTTCTAGATAAGCTTGTAATCCTTCGTGACCATCTTCTTCATAAATTCTATACATTGTATCAACTTCTTTAGTAGGAGATACTTTTTGTATATAGTTAGAGGTGTTGTCGTTCTCTGCTTTTGTTCCACCAAGTAAACCAAGTAGACCGCCGTTCTCGTACCCTATTCTACCACCATCTTTTAATCCTAACTCTGCTAAAGTTTCTTCAATTAATTCTTCAGGATGATTGTAAGCTCTCATTGCTGCAAGAATAGCTTCTCTTCTGCCCGCATCAGTTCCTAAATTTCCCATCTCCGCATTGTAAGCTGCAAGTTCTTTTTCATAAGCTCTCATTGCTGCTTCTGCTTCAAAGGCCATTGCATCAGCGGTCCCTTGAATAAATGGTACGGATGCTGCTTTAAGTGTTTCCATATTCATTTTAGGATTTTGTAAAGTTGATGCTGCATTACCTAAAAAATCTGCACCTTTAGCTAAAGATCTTAAACCTATGTTTCTACCTTTATCTAATAAACTTAAAGTGTTTGCTTGACCTGGTAAAGTAGTATCACTAAGTATTCCACTTCTTAAAGTATTGGCTGCATCGCCCGCAGTTAGAGCACCGGTAGTACCAGCTAGTGCAGCTGACAATAAATTAATATTATCGTCCGCGCCTTCTTGTGCTAGTTGAGATGCTATATTAGGCATAACCCCTGTAATTAAACCTCTTTTTAATAGACCAGCTAAGCCTGGACCACCCAAACTAGCAGGAGCTAAGAAAGGGACAGCTGCTGCCGCGTAAGGTAAGAAAGGTTTAAGTTCGTTAGGTATTACTTTATCTAATACTTTTCTGACTGGTTTGAATATCTTTTTAAATAATCCCATAGTTTTTCTTTAATATAGTTGTGAAAAGCAAGTTCGCAAAGCTTGGATTATGCGAGAATATAACAATTTACTAGAGTTTTTACGTCTAGTCAACGCTATTTACTATCTGCACCAATTGGTACATGCGCTACTTCTATTTGAACGTCGCGTTTTATGTGGTCTTTTGTAGTGCTTGTATTAGGATCGTTTACATCTGCGTCTGCTTCTTCGTTAGACATATACTCTTTCCCTGTTTCTTTATGAGTTAAAGTCACTATTACTTTAGGTTTTATAACTGGTACTTTTCTACCATCAATTGTTGTTTCAGTAGTCTGTCCAGCTTCTTGTTCTACAAACGGCATTATTTATCCTCTCTGTTAATTTCTAATAAACTGACTGTTACATCAGGTCCTGTTATATCTGATAAAAATTTAAGAGTGTCTTGTTCTTCTAATATAAGTATGTTTGTTATAAATTCTTCTTTAGCATTAGCAGCTAAAGTAGCATTTTGATCATAGATAAAATCTGTACCACTTGCATAGTCTCCAATAGTAACAGTCACATCAGCAGCACCAGCTCCATTATTATAAATATGAATAGATCTCACTATTGCTCTTGAGTTATCCGGCACAGTATAAGCTGTATTAACTGTGGCTGTTATTAAATCTGTATTTACTTTTCTATAAACGTTAGCCATTAAACCACGTAAACCTTTCTTGATCTTCTTTTAATTGAGATAAATAAGTAGAATTTAATTGTTCAACAATTAAACTAATTGATCTGTTAATTTGTCGTTGATTATCTTCTGTGTATTCTTTTTTGGGTTCTGGTAATCTTACTACAATTTTAGTCATTTAACAATTCCACTTTCTCAAAGATTTATTTATTCTACTATTTGGATCTCTTGCTGTCTTTGCAGAAGTTCTTCTTTTTTTCATTCCTGTCATTCTAGCACAAAAAGACTTACGTCTGTTTGCGGCTTTAGATCCTTTTTTTAATTTAGACGGTTTAGTTGTCACCGCTGTTTTAAGTTTTGATCCTGGGTTAGCTGCTCTATAAGATGCAACTCCTTTTTGATTTAGACCGCCTGCTGGATTTTTTCCTTCTTTTCTTTGCCATGCAGGTGTTCTTCCTCCAGAAGCCATATAGGCTCTTCCATATCCTCGTAAAGCAGCCCCTCTCATTAGCTCTGGCTACGTCTAATAGCTCGATCAGTGGGAGCACCTTTAGCGCCTTTCTTTCTCATTTTCTCACCACGTTTTCTTTTTTGATGAATGTTGTACCACAAACCTTTTTTTGCTGTACGTCCATCTTTTGTTTTATGTGTTCCTTTTTTCATGTTTATCTCCTTCCATCTGGTTGTATATCTACTTGAAAAGTTCCAAATCTCCAACTTTCTCCTGCCGCAGTATTAGCTAATTTTAAATTTGCATAACGTCCTCTTGCTCTTGTATCTATTTTTGTAGTAGTAGGAGTTATTGTAAAAGGACTGTACGTAGAAACTACGTCCGCAGCCGCAGGGTAATCTGTAACCGAAACTGTTACTTGATTATTTCCCGTTAAAACTTTGAAGTTAGGTAAAAATCTTCTCATAGCTAGAAATACCTCACTTTGATTGGGTTGTAAAGAGAAGCTAAAAGATTGAATAAAAGACTCTAAAGTTGTTGTAGATCCATCCGGATTAATTTGATCTGTCCCCGATTCGTGAGCAAAATATGTAGTATTTCCTAGTCCTGTTTCACCTATAATAGTTGGAAAAGTTCCTGTTCCAGTATTGTTGTAAGCTGTCGCATAAGGTTGAGGATATATTAAAGTATCCATCCATGTTGTTCTTTTAAAATTAGTATTAGTATTAGTATACCAAGTTCCAAGAGGTGGTTGTTTTGCCTCACCATAATTATAAGCAACTGATCTATTATTATAACTTGCTCCTGAATTTGGATACCACCAAATTACTTCTGTAAATAAATTGTTTAATCCCGCACATACTTGTTGACCTTTTGTTGTATCAACGTCATCAAAAACATAATCTTCAACACTACATGGTAAAGAGTTAACTGTACCATCAAATGCAAAGAAACCATTATTAGACATCCAATAAGCAACTCCATCAATTTCAATAGCGGCGTTCTTTCCTATCAATCCACAGTTAGTACCTACTTGTTCAAATCCAAATGTAAATGGTGCACCTACAAATTTCATGGTGTATAAAGCATTATCAGTCCAAACTAAAATATTTTCTTTAGCAATCAATGCTCCCATAATTTTTGTTCCATCTTGAAGTCTTTGAGTTCCAGCCGAGTTAGTAGCTAAAGGAGTGTATTGGTTTATTTGTTCAGCATTAGAAAATCTAATAAACATATCATCTTGAGTAGTTGAATCTCCAATAGTTGTTTCTGTTCCTAAATGAATTAAGTGTCTAGTGGTTGGTGATACCAAAGTTAATCTGGAAGCTGTAGGATTTCCTGCAGCTTCATTGGCTTGAGCTCCTAAAGTATTTCCTGCTGTATATGTTCCTGTTCCTGTCCAATAACTTGAATTTTGTAAAGTACTTGATCCTGCTGACAATGTTTGTCTTGATGCTCTAACAGTTAATCTAGCTGAAGCAGATGCATCCCAAGTATAAGTTTTTCCATTAGCAATGGTTGCTACTAAGACATCGCCCCAGTTACTTAAAGACCAAAGTCCTGGTTCTAATTGAACACTAGAAGCTTCTACTGCTGATCCCCATCCTGCATAATCAGTTGCATCTGTGACTGTTGTTCCATCACTGTGTATGGCAGTTGAAGTACCATTTGTCGCTCTGGTAATTCCATCTAATTCATTTCCTACTACACTTGTGTAAGTTATTAATTCATCTTCAATTGCAACTGTTCCTCCACCTGTAGGAAAACCTGTCGTAGAAGCTAAACGAATTTGACTTGGTGATCCATTGTTACCATTTGCGTCTGCAGCTAATGCACCATCTAAAGTAGATTGTTGAGCACCTGCAACTGTTCCACCATAATTACCTACACCAAAACCATATCCATAAGATTGTTCTGAAGGACCAATATGAACATAAGGCTGTACCGTCATAGTTCCTCCTGAGCCCACGACTGAACTAGCTTGATTTAAAGAGTTAATTGTAAATGTTGTACTGGAAGGAATAGTTAAAACTTGAAAAAGTTTATCTTCAAAATCACTTGCTACTAATCCTGTTCCTCCTGGAAGAGTAACTGAATCTAATAAAATAATATCTCCTGCCTTTAAACTATGAGCTGTGGATGTAGTTATAGTACAAGTTTTAACAGTAGTACTGTCTGTTGCTAAAGTAGCTCCAGTAAAAGTAATTGGAGCTCCTGCATTATTACTTCTATAAGGAGTGATATCATAAAGCTGACCTTCAAAATATATAAGTAAAAATTTATCTGTACCAATGGCTACATATCTATTTCCTTCTTTATCTACAAACGCATATTGAGCGCGTGCAACACCTACAATTGTATCTGTAATTAAAGAAGACCATCCTCCTATTTTTTCTGGTAAGCCATATCTAAATCGAGCTAAGTCTGAATCAACCCATCGACCTTGTGCTCCCACACTTGTATCTTGTTTGTCTATTCCAGGAGCAAACTTAATTTCCGTAAGCAATTAATCCTCCTATTGATTGTTGGATACTTTTTGCCAACCTTTATCAGCATTGGTATACATTAACGTAACTGATTGATTATTTTGATCTAGTGCAATGGCTGCCCCCGCAACACCACCTTGAATTTTTTCTGTTCCATCAGGAGTTACAGTACAATTAAAAGAAGCAAAACCTCCTGAAGTAGATGCATCCATAATTGTAACAGTGTTGCCAGCTACACCTGCGGGAAGAGTAATGGCTATAGTTCCACCACCACCATTAGCTGTTTCTCCAAAAATAACATCACCATTAACTGCGGTGTAAGGTGTGTTAGTTCCAGTTTGAACAGTTACATTTCCTTTTTCTATGATTGCCAAAAGTTTCATTGAATCGGCGGTTGTTCCATCAGTATAAAACATACATGTAGAACCTACAGGCATATAAACAATTCCTGTAGTAGCTCCCACATTTTTAACTCCAATAGTATAATTACTTGAAGATCGAGTGGTGCTATCTTTAACTATAAAAACTCTTTCAGCGCCAGTTGGCATTGTAATACTTCGACTCGCGGCCAACGTTCCAGTAACCTCTATCATTAAATTTTTACCTGTAGCTGTACTGTCACCTAACGCAGAACCATTGTCTAAGTTTAAGGTTAAATCTCCTGCTGCTATACTAACTGTATAATATCCTGTTGATGATAATTCTAAAATTTTTAAATTGTCGTTTGTAATTGTTCCCCATAAACCAGCTTTCTCACCGGTTGTTATAAGTTCTAATTGTAAATCGCCTGAATAAGTTGATGCCATATTATGGTGTTCCTCCGTAAGGTTTTATTTCTTTCCAAACATTAGTAGGGCCTGGAATAATTGGGTTCCACACAATAACCCCAGCTTCTGTAGTAGTTAAAGTTAATGCTGTCGCTCCTGGACTTGCCACGGCTCCACCACTAGCTGTAGCATCTGTTGTGCTTAAAGTCAAAGGATTATTACCAATGTTAATGACTGCTGAACCACTAGCTGTTGCTAATGTTGAAGTCATTACAAGAGGAGTAGCTGTAGCAGCAATGCTTACATTAGTTACAACGCTGGCTAAAGTACTTGATAATGAAAGAGCATTGGCTCCAACATTTTCAATAATATTACTTGTTTGAATAGAGTAGTTTCCTATCGCCAAAGTCATTGGCGTAGCTCCAACACTAATCTCTGCTCTAGTTCCCTGAGTAGTAGAGATAGGTAATTCCGAAAATGCGTCTGCTCCAAATAACATATATAATCCTTAAAAGGAGACAGGGGGTATGTGGTGGTGCCCTGCCTCCATCAAAGAATTATATCATCGTTTAAACCAAGAAGGAAGTCCTAAATGTGGACGTTTGTCGAACATATTATCCTTCGCTCCTGGGGTCTTACGATTGTTATAATGCAGAAAAACCTGTACGCATTCTTTGCCTTTGAATTTTTCTCTCCAATGTTCTAACTCACAGCCAGAATAAACCAGCATATCTCCTGGTTCTAAATCTACTTTAATGCCTTTTGCTTGACTAGTAGGAGTAATTTTTTTACCGTCCGGAATTCCTACATTTTCATTAGGGCTTAAATAGATAGGCCAAGAGTCTCCCCCTAGATTCATAGTGGTCGATATCTCACAACTAAATCTGTCTTTGTGTCTTTTTAATTCATCTCCTTTTTTATAGATTCTTGCATAGGTATAAGCAGGATATAATTTTAATCCTGTTGCTTTTTCCATACCTGGTTGACATTTAAGTAATAAAGTTTCCATAGCTATATCACTATAGTGGGAATAAGTATTAGGTATTTGACCATCAGTTGGTTCGTATTCACCAAGAATAGTTTCAAATGGAGAAAAGTATCTTGCGGCTTTACAAGTATCTAAAACTTGTTTTTTTATAGAAAAATAATTTGCAATAAAGGTAGCTAAATCTTTTGATATAGCTTTACGAATAACTGTGTATTTATTTTTTTTAAAAATCTTAGACATCTTTATCTTTCTTTAACTTTAAACCAATATTGCCAGACACACTAATTCTTTCTTTATCTGATAAATAAAAAGGATATACACAATGATGATATTTTGAAGAAAATAATAACATTTTTCCTTCGTCTTCAGGTTCTAAATTATAATCTAATTGAGAAAT